GGCCTATGATGATCTATATCAAAGTTATTTTCAACCAACCCAACAAACATATTATCAGTTTGACAATCAACTATTAACTGGCTGGAATGATTACGAAGACGTTAATGAAAAGGCTGTAAAGACTTATGAATATGACACCACAGACTTTCCAGTTAGATGTTATTTAACTTTTCAATATATTGAAGATGGGGCTAATTTATTAGATAGTGATTTTACAATTACTCAACCAGTTTTACGTGATTCCATTATCGATATAGATAAATATGAAAATTGGGAAACAACAAAATTTGAAGTTGTAAATAATGCAATAGTTTATCCAAGTAAGACCATAGATTTTAATGATCTAGCAATTGTTTATCACTTAGAGTTTAAGGTACGTGGAATATTAAATAAGCCAATTCTATTAAATAGACTTCAACTTGCTTCTCAAGCGTTTAACGATAACTCATTTAATCCTGTTGGAACAAGGTTTGGAGTTGACCTATTTCCTTACAAGCGTTCAGGAATATACTATGATTATAAATCTAAAAATCCTTTTACTATTTATAAAGGCAGTACGCCATACCTTTATTTAACAAAAGACTCTGGAATTCAAGTTCGTGGAGATATTCTTTCTTTAGAAAATCGTGGTATTTCTTTACCAATAAATCAAGCATTGTCTTCAGACTATCTTGTTAGTGCAGTACAACTGTGGCTTAGGTATTCAGAAGATGAGTTTCCACCAGTTCCAACAGAATTGTTTGAGATTGTTTACAAAGAAGATACCTTCAAATTTTATATAGTAGCAGATAGTGACACTGGAGCAAGGGCAAGAGTTTTTGCAAAAAGTCTTTCAACTGGCCAAATAGTTAATAATTTTCAATATTACTGGAATGGCCTAGAGGTTAAAGAGCCAGTCCTTACTTCTAAAGAGTGGGGGGTTCTTGGAATATTTTTCCCTACCGCACTTAACTTTGATGAATTTTTAGGGGCAATTAATATTAATGGTCCAGTACTGTTTAATAATGTGGCACACTATCAAGCAAACAACCTACAACAAATTCAAGGAACAGTTACAAGGCCTTGGCTTAGAGTAAAAACGGAAGATGCAATTAACTTTAACTGGTCTTTTTGGGAAACAAACAAAACTTGGTATCAAACATTAGTAATAGGATCATCAAACTTATATGGAGTGAGTCCAGCAGATATTTATCGAGCATACCTAGGAACTAATAAAATAATATTTGATGATGAAAGTGGTTTAAGTGTAGACTCGGACAAGATGCAAATATATCAGGACGTAACTTGGTCAACTAGTGTTGCTTCAGCCCTATAATATGCTATACTGATGGTTATGGATAATGAGATTCTTAAGAAAGTTGGCAATGTCCGACGCAAAGTAATTGAAAAAGACTACAACTGGGGTCTTTATGTATACAAAAAGTCAAGTGGCTCATGGTTTACAGACGGTACTGGTAGCGTATTAAACATACCTTCTGAACGTGGAGACATATCTAAAATTGCAGAGTTAAAAAAAGTTGCCATGCACTATGGCGACGATGGAGAAGGAAAAGCAGTGTTTGTGCCTGGACTTACAAGAATTAGCGAGGAAGAGCATTCTGAACAAATGGATAGAATGAAGAATGGTTTAATTCCTTCTATGAATGATCACGGTGCTTGGGTAGCAGCACGACAAACCTATGATAAGTATGGTAGCGATGAGTGAAGAATACGTAAGGGTTGGTTTAAATACTCAACTAGAACAAGAAAATACTTTTGCACAACAAGATCCATTTAATAAATCTTGGGATGCATTAAAAGATTTTAATGGATTAGAACAAAACTTCCGTAGAAAAACTGCACGGAATGTAGCAAAAGCAATGAATTATGCAACAAACGAATATTTAGATTCTGCTAATGCAACGCCATCTGGAGTAGATGCAGGTTCAAAACAAATCAATCCTGGTACAGTATATAGAAATGGTTATGGACTTTTTGACGTAATTACTCCACCATACAACATGTATGAGTTAGCCAATTTCTATGACACATCATTTGCTAATCATGCCGCTATTGACGCTAAGGTAGAAAACGTAGTTGGTCTTGGTTATCGTTTTGATATTGCAGATAGAACAATGCTAAGGTTTGAAATGAGTGAAGATCAAGCAGCCGTTGATCGTGCTCGTAATCGTATTGAAAGAATGAAACTTGAATTAAAAGACTGGCTAGAAAACCTTAACGATGATGATTCATTTACAAAGACAATGGAAAAGTTTTATACAGATGTTCAGGCCACTGGTAATGGTTTTCTTGAAATTGGTAGAACTGTAACTGGAGACATTGGTTATGTTGGTCACATACCTGCAACAACTGTTCGTGTTCGTCGTTTACATGACGGCTTTGTTCAAATTATTGGAAACTCAGTGGTTTACTTTAGAAACTTTGGTGCTAAAAACCCAAATCCAATGACTAATGATAAACGCCCAAATGAGATTATTCACTATAAAGAATACTCACCATTGAATACATTTTATGGTATTCCAGATATTGTTGCCGCTATGCCATCACTTATTGGTGACCAATTAGCCTCACAATACAACATTGACTATTTTGAAAACAAGGCAGTTCCTAGATATATTGTAACCTTAAAAGGTGCAAAATTATCATCTGACGGTGAAGACAAGATGTTTAGATTTTTACAAACGGGGCTTAAGTCTCAATCACATAGAACCCTTTATATCCCACTTCCTGGAGATACTGAAAACAATAAGGTTGAGTTTAAAATGGAACCAATTGAAAATGGTATTCAAGAGGGATCATTTAAGGAATATCGAAAGCAAAATCGTGATGATATTTTAATTGCACATCAGGTTCCAATCTCTAAACTTGGTGGAGCAGACTCTGGCATTGCAGCAGCATTATCACAAGATCGTACCTTTAAAGAGCAGGTTTCTCGACCAGCACAAAAGCATCTTGAAAAGGTTGTTAATAAACTTATTCGTGAAAAAACAGATATTCTTGAACTTAAGTTTAATGAACTAACTCTTACAGATGAAATTGCTCAATCTCAAATTATTGAACGCTATGTAAAAACACAAGTTATGACTCCAAATGAGGCTCGTGAAAAGTTAGATCTTCCACAAAGAGCCGATGGAGATGAGCCATTTGTTATGTCTCCAAGACAGGCAACAGATACAAGAGCCAATGTGGCAGGGAATCGTCAAAGAGATGCAGAACGAACAAACAACAATTCTGACTCTACTACAACTATATCTGGTCGCAATGCACAAGGCGAAGGTAGATCATCTCAATAAATGAGATAATCTCAAAATAGTTTGGTATAATGGGAACGATATGTTAATAAATAAGGCTCATTGGGAAACTACTGGCGATAGCGTTCGTCTATCAATGCCTATTGGCAAGGTAGATGTAGAGCGCCGAATAGTATCTGGCTTTGCAACTCTTGACAATGTTGATAAGCAAGGCGACATTGTAACAACCGAATCTAGCGTTGAAGCATTTAAAAATTTTAGGGGTAACTTAAGAGAAATGCACCAGCCATCCGCAGTAGGAAAGATAGTATCATTTAAAGAAGATCGTTATTTTGATCCATCAGTTAAAAAGTTTTACAGCGGAGTATATGTTTCAGCATATGTTTCAAAGGGTGCACAGGATGCATGGGAAAAGGTTTTAGATGGAACATACAAAGGTTTTTCTATTGGTGGAAATATTAAAAATTGGGATGATGCATACAACGAAGAACTAAGTAAAAGTATACGTATAATTAAAGAGTATGATTTGTTTGAGTTGTCTTTAGTTGATAATCCAGCAAATCAATTTGCAAACATTGTATCTATTGAAAAAGTAGATGGTAAAAATATTGTTAGTGGATATCTTTCAAAAGCAGAAATTGAGAATGTGTTTTGGGATTCAGAAACTGGAATTGTTATGGTGTCAGAGTCTGAAAATGAAACAAGCCCTACATCAGGAAAGGCAATGCAAAACATTGGCTTTATTGAAAAGGGAGATAAAAATAGTACAGAAACAATAAAGTTCTTAGTTGATAGTGCTAAAGGCATTAGTACAATTAAGATTACAAAGGAGGTTAGTCCTATGACTGAAGCAACAGAGGCAGTGGTTGACACTGCAGTTGAAGAAGTACAGGTCGCTCCAGAGGCACAGCCAGTAGCAGTTGCAGAAACTGTTGCAGTTGCAGAAGAAGCACCAGCAGTTGAAGAACTTGCTCTTGCTAAAACTAGCGATGGTAGTGCAAATTCTTCTGTTGAAAAAATGGAAGAGGGAGAAGTTGTTGCAACTGAAAATGTTGTAGCAAAGTCTGATGAAGTAATTGTTGAGGCAGTTACAGAAATCAAGAATTCTCTTACAAATGCCTTTGGCGATTTAGCAACAACCGTTAAGTCTCTTCATGAGCAAATTGTTGCATTAAGTAAGTCTCTTGACACAGTATCAGGTGAGGTTAAAGCCGTATCTGATGAAGTAAGCAATGTTAAGGGTTCTTTTAATGAGTTTGGTAAGCGAGTAGATCTTGTAGAACAAGACACCGCTTTCCGCAAGTCTGGCGATCTAGGCGAGATCGTGCAGTTTGAACCCTCAAAAGTTCAGAAATCCCTATGGGGCGGTCGTTTCCTCACATCAACCGACCTATTTAAATAAGCAATAAAATCACTAGGAGGTGAAAAATAATGTCGGAACAAAATAAAGACCTAGAAAAGAACTACCCAGGATCAGGCGGAGCAGGCAATGAGATTAACTCTCAGGGCGGTTTCGTTTCTGGTGGCGTAGGTAGTGCAACAGGTTTAGATTCAGCAGCAGCGTCTGTAGGATCACAACTTGGTAACACTGCAACTGCAGCATTCGGTTCAACAACTGGAGCAAATGCAGTAACACCAACAGGCTCAGCAGGTGGTATTCTAGCACCAGAGCAGGCTCGTCGCTTCATCGACTATGTGTGGGATGCAACAGTTCTCGCTAAAGATGGTCGTAAAGTTACAATGCGTGCCAATACAATGGAAATCGAAAAGGTTAACGTTGGAGAGCGTGTTATCCGTGCTGCCGCACAAGGCGCACCAGATTACACAAACATTGGTGCAACATTCTCAAAGGTTGAACTAACTACCAAAAAGATTCGTCTTGATTGGGAAGTATCAACTGAAGCATTAGAAGACAATATTGAAGGTGGTGCACTTGAAGATCATTTAGTTCGCTTGATGACCAATGCATTCGCTAACGATATTGAAGACCTTGCTATTAATGGTCTAGGATCAGGCGCAGATGCCTTCCTTTCTATCATGCCTGGCTTTGTTAAACAAACTCGTGGAACAGTAGGAAATGCTGCTCACGAATATGCTGCAACAGTTGCAGACAACAATTACACAACAACAGTAATGCAAGGCTTGCTATTAGCAATGCCTCGTAAGTACCGTGCACTTAAGAGCAATCTTAAGTTCTACGCAGGTACTGATGCTTTTGCTGGTATTG